ACCATTGTATGAACTATTGATTGACGATGAAGATGAATCAGGTGTTGATTTTATTGCATTAGTAGATGATCCTGCTATAAAAAAAGGTTGGCAAGCATTTAATTCTAACTTTGCGGATAGCTATACAGATTACCCTGAAGCAGCAAAAGAAAATGCTAAAATAGCTTTAAGATACGCGGAAGAAAATGGATGGGGTGATTGCGGTACAGCTGTCGGAAAAGCTAGGGCTAATCAATTAGCAAATGGAGAAGCTATAACAAGAGAAACTATTGCGAGAATGGCAGCATTTGAAAGGCATAGACAAAATTCTGATAAAGAGTTAGGAGATGGATGCGGTCGTTTAATGTGGTTAGCTTGGGGCGGTGATGCGGGTATTGAATGGGCGCAACGTAAACTTGAGCAAATTGATAGAAAAGATAAGTTTAGTTTTAAAGCTGATACAGAAAAAAGAATTATTAGTGGAGCAGCTATGATAGCTAATCTTCCAATATTAAGAAGAAGGAAAGATGGCACTGAATACTATGTAATGTTTAAAGCTGAAACAATAAAAAGTATTGTAGAAAAGTTTTTTAGAAATCAATACTCAAGCAACTTTAATATAATGCACCGTAAGAACATATTAGCCGAAGGTGTATATTTAATTGAATCAATGATTATAGATTCAGAAAGGGGTATAAAAACACCTTTAGGCTTTGATGAATTAAGTGAAGGCAGTTGGTTTATATCTTGTAAAGTAGACAATGATAAAGTATGGGAAGACTACATTAAAACAGGGATATTCAGTGGATTTTCTGTAGAAGGAGAATTTATGCAAAAGAAAGTAAGTCATGCAAACAAACAACTAGATGAAATTATGGCAATACTTAATTTAGTTAAATAAATTGAAACAAAAAAAATAATAAATATTTACAAACATGGAAGCACAAGAAGCTATTAAAAGAATCAAAATTGCGTTAGGTATGGAAATGCCTGAACAAGAATTTAAAGAAGCCAAATTGGCTGATGGAGTTACTATTGTAACTTGGGAAGGTGAGTTAGAAGGAGCAGAGTTAATGATAGTAAGCGAGCAAGGTAAGATACCTGCGCCAGATGGAGATCATACTTTAGAAAGTGGAGAAATAGTAACAGTTGCAGAAGGTAAAGTAGTAGCAGTTACTCCTAAAAAAGAAGAAGAAACAGAAGAAGTAAAAGAAGAAATGGCTGAAAAAGAAGATTATGACATGAAAACTATTAACACTATGTTAAAAGAATGCATGGCTAAAATCGATATGTTAGAAAAGAAAATAGTAGAAGGTACAATAGAGAAAAAAGTTGATGAAGCAATGAGCGCTATTAATTCTCAAAAAGAAGCCTTTACTCAATTAGTTGACTTAGTAGATAGAATAGCAAAATTGCCAAGCGACGAGCCAGCAGACAAAGGCGATTTATTTAGCTCTATGAAAGTATCTAAAGAATTTGAAGATGAAAAATTAAATGATTTTGCAGAAGCACTTAAAAAATTAAAAACAAAATAAAAAATTATGGCATTTAATGTAACAGCTTTAGCGGCGTATACTAAAGCAAATGAAACTCAGTTATTGACTAAAGCGCTATTTGGAGCTAAGTCAATTAGTTTATTGACACCTCAAATTGGTGTTAAATCTACACAACAAGTGAACACTATGGATACCGATGCGGTATTCCAAGCAGATGCTTGTGGTTGGTCAGCAAGTGGAACTACTACCTTCTCAGGTCGTACTTTGACGGTTGCTGCAATTAAAGTTCAAGAGGCTTTATGCCCTAAAGACTTGAACACTAAGTATCTTCAATTGACTTTGCCAAGAGGTTCAAAAGATGATACTATTCCTTTCGAGCAAAAGTATGCTGAATACAAATCAGGTCTAATTGCTGAACAATTAGAAACAGCTGTTTGGCAAGGTAATACTTCAAGTGGAAATCAAGCATTAGCTCGTTTTGATGGTTTAATTAAAATTATTGATGCAGCATCAGGAGTTATTGAAGCTAACGTAAGTGGATTTATGTCAGGTGCACCATATAGTGTATCAGGTGGTATTACAACTAATAATGTTATAGCAATTATGCAAGGTATTTATCGTGCATTACCTGTTGAATTATTAGGTAAATCAGATACTAAGATCATGGTTGGTATGAACACTTTCAGAACATATCAAATGGCTTTGACAAATGCTAATTTATTCCACTACAATGCAGATAGCTCTGTAAGTAACTTTGAAATTGTAATTCCAGGTACTAACTTAACTGTTATTGGATTGAATGGATTAAATGGTACTAACAGGATTTTTGCAGCTCAAACTTCTAATTTATTCTTTGGAACTGATTTATTAGGCGAAGAAGATAATTACGAAATCTTTTATGCAAAAGAAGCAATGGAAGTTCGTTATAACGTAGCTTTCAAAGCTGGAGTACAAATTGCATTTCCAGAAGAGATTGTTAAATTCACATTGGCATAATTTAAAAGGGGAGAGTAATTCCTCCCCTTTTATTTTTTAAAAATAAGGAGATAAATATGAGTTGTGCGATAACAGCAGGTTATACTTTAGATTGCAAAGACGCAATCGGAGGAATTAAAAAAGTTTACTTTGGAAATGCAGAGCCTAGTGCAATGACATTAGGTACAAACGCTTCTGGAGTAATTACTAGCGTAAGTGGTATCTCTTTCTATGCTTATGAATTATTGCCTCAAGGTAAAAATAGTTTTACAGAGACAGTTAATTCAAACGCAGAAGTTGGAACTTTATTTTATACACAAGTATTAAATTTAGAGTTCACTAAGTTGACGCAAATTACTAGAAATAAATTAAATACAATTGCTAAAAGAAGGAACGTTGTTATTGTTGAAACACACGATGGAACATTCTTTATGTTAGGCGAAGTATATGGTTTAAATGTTTCAAATGGTAGCGCATTAAGTGGGTCAGCAATGGGAGAATTTCAAGGGTACCAGTTAGAATTAACAGGTATGGAGAAAAACCCAATGGATCAAGTTAGTTCTGTATCAAGTTTTACAGTTGTATCATAGTTCGGGGTTATTGTGATTGTTTAAAAAGGCTGTCTTCGGATGGCCTTTTTTATTATATTACTTCAAAAGTATATTTATAGTTATGATCATACTTGAAGAAGGAGCAAATAATGTAATACTAACTTTAACAGAAAAGGTAACCATTCAAAACCCTTACTTTTTATTTGCTTTAAATTCTATTCAGTTAAATTCTACTGTATATTTTTTAGCTACGGATATTTCATTGTATACTGAACGATATAATAAGTTTATATGGACTATTAAGTCTGATCCTAATAATAACGCAGGTGAGTTCTTATTACCTATAGAGGGCTTATATAGTTATACTGTATATCAATTAACTTCACCTCAATTGACACCACCAGAAGGAGCTTTAGTATTAGAAGTTGGTAACGTTCAATTTGGTTATACAGAGCAAGATTTAACAATTTACAATTTACCAAATACAACTATTAAGATTTATGAGTAGAATAGAATTTGCAGGTATGGATATTGATAAGTACAAGACTCCTGAGTTTTTTCAAGAAAAGAATAAAAAGTACGTTAATTATGGTGCAGACAATCTTTATCCTTTATACTTAGTTGATCTATTCAATAGATCAGCAAAGCATAATGCTATATTAACAGGTAAACAAACTTATGTTTATGGTGCGGGGTTAGAAATTGAAGGTACTTGGGACTTGTTTGCAACAGCAAATAAATTTGATTCTTTAGATGAGATTTACAATAAATGTATTATTGATAAATTAATCTATGGTGGTTATGCTCTTCAAATAATTTGGGATAGACTTGGAAAAAGTATTGCAGAGATTTACCATATGGATTATTCTAAAATACGTTCAAATGTTGATAATACTGAATTTTATTTTTCAAACAATTGGGCTGATCCAAGAGCTAAAACAAAATCTTATAAAGTATTTAATCCTGACAATAAAGTAGGTACTCAAATATATTACTCTAGAGATTACAGACCTTCTACTCAAACATATCCATTACCAGAATATATTGGGGCTATACCTTATATTGAATGCGATGTTGAGATTGCTAATTACCATAGATCTAATTTGCATAATGAGTTCTTTTTTGGAGGTATTTTGTCTTTCAACAATGGAGAACCAACACAAGACGAAAAAGATAATATAGTAAAAAGATTAAATAGAAGACACCAAGGAACAGATAACGCCGGAAGATGGATTATAAACTTTTCAGATAGATCAGACAACGCACCAACAGTTATACCAATTCAACCAAATGAATTAGATAAACAATTTGATTTGTTAAATAAACAAGTTCAAGAAGAAATATTTGTTGCTCATAAGATTACATCACCAATGTTTTTTGGTATAAGGGTTGAAGGTCAATTAGGCGGTAGATCAGAGATGATTGATTCTTTTAAACTATTTGAACAAAATTACATTAAGCCTATTCAACAACATTTTGAGACTTTATTTACTTACTTAGCAAATAAATCAGGTGCTACTGCTAAAATA